GTATTTTCTTGACGCTACAGCAGCGTCACTCCTTCGCAAGTATAAGGGCTTACCCACTAGTTCAGATAGAGTAGCGAATGCTGTCTCTGACTGGCTTTCGGGTGAGAGAGACTGTTACCGGACCAATGAAAGGCTTGTTCCTTACCTTGAGGGAAAAACTCATCCCTCATGGGATCAGGACGTAAGCCGGCATATCGCCGGAGTGCGAAAAAAGATCCTTTCTGTTTTAGGTTACGCTCCCCGCTATGAGGAGCTTAATCCGAGACATGGTCCCGGTGCCACCTTTTCCGATAGGTCGACTCGCGCAACGCTAGCCGACAAAATGGAAAATAATGCTTCTTTGACTACAGGCGCGATATGGTATCTATTCGATTGGATAGGTACCGCTTGGGGCCGTGAGGCTTCGAGGCGCAACTGTGATCCTGTCTTTGTCAGGGGTAATCGGTTTTCGACTGCCCCAAAAGACGCTACGAAGGACCGTCCCATCGGGATGGAACCTTCTATGAACGTCTTCTATCAACTCGCCTTGGGCGAGAAGATTAGGCGCCGGCTCAAAAGCAGAGCTGGAATTGACTTGGACTGTGGTCAGGACCTCCATCGTAAGCTTGCTTGCGAAGCAAGTAGAGACGGGGCTCTGGCTACATTGGACCTGAAAAACGCAAGCGGAACTGTGGCATACAACTTAGTCAAGTTGTTCCTACCACCCCAGTGGTTTACACTCCTTAGAGAGCTGAGGTCACCCTTTACGCTAATTGATGGGTCTTTATTGGATCCATCTAAACGTCCGGGCACCTGCCATTGGAAGAGACTGGAGCAGTTCTCCAGCATGGGTAACGGTTACACTTTCGAACTAGAGACTTTAATCTTTTGGGCCATCACTTCTCACGTTTGTGATGAATGCGGCTCAAGAGCAAGGGTCCTTGTGTTCGGTGACGACATTTTGTGCGATAGCACATGCGTCACGGCCGTTACCGCGGCCTTAAGGTTCTTTGGCTTTACACTTAACGAGGAGAAATCCTTTGCG